ATCAGCATCCCACGCTACCGATACTTGCGGATGACCAAACGCGCCAAGCGCAAAGTTCAACAAAGGGAAAAGCATGTACTGCAGAAAGAATGTCCCGCCGCATGTCCACATGATGAACGGGCGGCCTCCGCTCTTCCACAGGCTCTCGCTCTTGGCCTCTTCAAGGTTAATCGCGATCTGCCCCTGCAGCAGTCCAGACTCGATCGTCAACCTCTGCAACTCGCCGCTCTCTGTCATCTGGGCCAACGCCAGCTTTGCCTTCGCCTGCTCGGTGGGGTCAGGCCAGATGCGCTCGACAATCGACTGCGCCAGGCCAGACACGGCCGTGATCGCGCCTGTAGGCGTTGCCCCGGCTGCGCCGCTGGTCAGCCCGCCGACGATATCGCCAACGATGCTCATGACCCGATCCCAAACTTTGCCTTAATGAACTCAAGGATGATGCCCGCGCTCGTCGTGGCCAGAGCGACGATGCCAACCATCACCATGCACCCGACGATGAAAACCCTGGTCTGCAGCCGGACGATCAGCGGCGCGGCTAGGACCGCCTGTCGCAGAACCTGCTGCAGTGCCCGTTTGTTTTTGGCCGAGTCGTTGCCAAGCACGAGGTCTTCGCCAAGCAGCCCTACCAGGATGCTAGAAGTGATCTTGTCAGAAACAGCCCCTATCCATTCTTTTTCTCTGCTCTCGTGGCTTTCTAGCGCCCTCTTCACGGACTCTTCTACCTGATGGGGGAGCGCCCCGATCTGATCTTCCAGGTGCTTGATCCGTGTTTCCATGGCGTCAATCCGAGGATCTAGACCCCACATGTCGGAAGCGCCTTTTTATCCGAAGAAATGTGATGTCGGTCACATTTTGGGCGCGATGCAGGGGCTAAGGTTAAGTTAGCCATTCTGGCTGCTCCCTAGGTAAGCAGGTGGACTGGTCAGGCGCGATCGGTGTTAGCCGCATCGGTCGCGCCGTCGGTTAGCTCAGCAGAATTTTTGCATTCAATGCCAAATTTCCGTAGGTCTGCGACCCAGGGCTCACCGTGTAGGACTCAAGCTTTTTTTGAAGCGCGCGGCTATAACGCCCTAACTTGATGAAACCGTCCGAATAGTTTCCGCTGTCGGTATCGGTATTCGACGGCCCGATCAGCCACTTGCAGTGTTTCGTAAGATCGCTGTCCGGCCAGACGATGCCGAAAAGCTTGATCAGTTTGTTCATGTCTGTCGTCGACCAAGTACCGTAAGCATGATCCTTGGCATAGATCATGTACGGGACTGCACCGCTTCCATGCGCTACATCAGACCCGTATGGCTCCGACTGACTCAGTTGATTCCAATACATCGTCCAGTAGTAGGCGCTGGAGTCGTTCGGATGAGCGACAAGCTGAGATCGAATGTTGCCGCCGCTATAGGCTGAGATACCGGCGTTATCGATGTTCGCCTGCACCGTTGCTGCCTGACTACGGATGGTCGAGTCCGTTGAGTACTGCTTGAGAACCGCAGCAACGATCGCCGCGTGACAGGAGATGTGGATAACGTTGCGGTAGATGTTGCCGTTCGCTCCGCGCGCCCACCACTTGCGCCAGATGTTCTGCTCGGTGAAGGCCAGGATCGCGTCGCGGCGAGAGCCGTAACTACCGGTCAGGCCCTGCATGCTCTCGATCAGCAGCGCGACATAGCGCCAGCAGTAAAACTCGTGCAGCGGGACTTCGTCGCCGATGTTGTTCAGAGTCTTCGCGATCCAGCCGTAATAGCTGTCTTTCCAGCTTGATCCGCTGAAGCTGGACGAGATCGCCGCATCGGTGATCATCCGCTCCGTGTAGAGGAGCGCCCGGTCAAGATAGACGGTCTTGCCGGTGGCGTCGTACATCGCCCGGTTGCCATCAATGCCGAGGCCCAGGGTATAGTATTCGCCGCTGTCGGCGTTGTCCATATAGTTAGTGTAGAACGTCAGATCGCCAGCGAGAGAGTACTTGCTTTCCCACCAGCTTACGGGCTGCACAGGAATCGCAATCGTCTCGATATACTGTGGATCAACAGTGGCGGTAATCGTGATGTTACCGCTAGTCGTAGACTGCGTGGCACTCGTGCCGTTGTTCTGGGTGACGGTCACGGTGTCTGTGAGCCCGGTCAGCGCTGCCGATTGCGTCCCGGTCGTCGTCCAGACAATGTACCCAAACACGCCACCGACCTTGTCATAGCGGTACTTGTAGAGGGGGCCGGTTGACTGAGCGGTAATCGACGTCGTGTTCTCGTCCAGAATATCCATCATGTTCTGATACGAGAAATATCCCGGCTTTTTCGATCCAGCAGGTCCAGCGCTCGTTTCGCCAGGGCCTCCGCGGTCATTGGCGCCGCGGATAAGTCCCATGCCGCCTTCTTCAATTGCCGTCGACGATCCGAAAAGCTGAAACTGAACAGACCGCTCCATCCTCGAATAAGATCCGTGGATGATTGACTGCCTGACAATCCAACGCGCGGCGTCAGCCTCGCTGACGTATCCGTCGAGACGAGTCCCACTGTATGTGGTCGGACACCCGAATTCCGTGATGAACAGCTTTCCTGTAAACCCGGCCGTGTCCATCATGGCGATGGAGTTGTTCATCTGCGTGATAAGCGGGCCGCCCCGTCCGCTCGGCACAAGTTCCGGGGCATAGGGGCGGGTGTAATCGTGGAACGACACGCCGTAGATCGATGACACCCCGCGGATGGCGTTCAGTATTGGAGTAACGAATGTGCTCAGTCTTGCGAATGATCCAGCGGTGCAGATGCCAATGCATTTTGCTGCGGGCCGCGCGCCAACAACGGCGTTTGCAGCGCCAATAAGAATTTCTGCGACCTGAGCACTCGTCCAGCTATTCAGATCCGGCTCGTTCATGATCTCCCAGTAAGCAACTTGGGGGTAACGAGCGGCTGCGGCTGCGCAGAAGTCGTAGAAGTCTGATTGGTGTCCTTCCGGATATTTATTCCCCGCGCCACGTCCGTTCGTGGCCCATGCCGGCGCTTGGCTAGCGACGGCCATAATCTTGATTCCCTTGGCTGTAGCCGCAGCAATCCACGCGTCTGTCCCGGACCAATTATAGCCAGATGTTGCCGACGTCTCGACCGAGCCCCAGTTGAACGACCGGCGTACAAGCATCCCAGGCTTAAGAGCGACAACGGAGTCCCAGTCACTCGATAGAGATCGCGTCCCCCACCGCAATACCCCCGTAGTCGACGGCGGCGGGGTAGTGCTAGCGACGCGGTCGAACAAGAATAGGGGGTTCATGGCTTAGTTACCCCGGACCCAAGTCAACTGGTTCGGGCTCAATCGCCGGACGAACGGATAGACCGATGGGACGGTCGATGTGCCGGCAGATGAAGTGAAACTTCCGCCGTTAAGGATCTGCCCAGAACCCGTCGGCCCCCCGTAAAACGTGACAAGACCGCCGTAGCACCAGAACACTTGGCTGTTGCGCGGCGCGATAGGCAGGTTGATGCCGATGGCGGCGGTATTGAAGCACAACACAATGTCTGCATCAGGAGCGTTGATCGTGCCGGTCGTGCCGGTCGCAACCTCAGCGTAGGTTGTAGCTCCGCCACTGGATGCGGAAGGAAGGCTGCTGTAGTCGACAAGCTTGGGCGCACCGCCCACGCTGTCCTTAATTAGAAAATAGTCTCCAGCGACTGGAGTAGTCTTGGTGGTGTAGCCCAACGCCGCCTTGATCTGCGCGTCGTTGGTTACATTGCCCAGGCTAACGTCGGTGCTGGTAAGGGTAACGGCGCCGGTGCGGCCGTTAACGGACGCAACACCAGACGCGGCAACATATGCAGACTGCTCGACATAGAGGGTAAACAGCCGTGCGGCGGGGGCCGCTACGCTATTTCCATTATGCGCGGCGACGCGCACCCAGACCTCGGCATCGACTTTCATGTCGCTGAGAACAGCGGTGAAAGTTGTCTCGAAGAACCCCGTAGCGGCAATTGAGAACGTGGAATTCGGGATCGTTGTCCAATCAGTAGACGTCGGCGTCGTTGCCCGCGAGTACTGCAGGAATGCTTCGGTCCCAGCAGATCCAGCGGTAACCACAACGATGCTTGAACGAACCCGCGTCGAGCTTTGGAAATTTACCCGCATGCGGACGGTGCCGCCTGTCCACTCGTAATCCGCGCCAGACGTCGGGACAACGTACGACGTCGAGCTGCCGAGAATGACGTACGGGATTTCGAGGGTGCCGGTTGCGCCGCCGCTGGCGGCATGCGCGGCGACAAATGCGTTCAGGTCGGCCGGGGAGACGCTCCGGATAGCAGTCCCGGTGGGTGTCGTGATCTCTGTATTGCTGATCTGCGGGGGGTTAACCTGCGCGCCCGCGTCGATGCCATCGAGCTTCGCTTTATCGGCGGAGGCGATAAAGCCGGGGCTGCTTGAAGTCGCTGTTGGGTGCGCACTGAGACTCGCTGCGTGCGTCGCGACGGCTCCAGCCGGCTCGGCGCCGACCATAGTGGCGGTATAGTCGCCCGTCGCCGGCACAACATCGCCATCGCGGCCATTGTACGAATTGACGCCTGCTGTCGCCGGTCCGCCTCCGGTGCTGTCGTACGAGAGGGCGTTCCATGGGGTGACGCCGTCACCGACCTTGCGCAGCCCGGTATCGGACTCGCGCCACTCTTCGCCGGGGCGGAGGATGGGATTGAGCGTAGCGATATTTGCCGCCGTGTCCTGACGAAGGCATACGGCGATAGGGATCGTCATGGCAAACGGCTCCATTCCCGCCACATCAGCGTGTGGCGCGGCAGCAGGTCAGGGAGGGACGATGGGGAGGGGTTAAGACGAGATGGACGTGGAGAGGATTTGCGCCGGGCGGTCGGCGGTCAGCAGCCCCGCGCTCACAAGCGCGTCCAGCCCCGCGCTCGTCCTGGCGTCGAGAAGATCGATTTCAGATGCGGCGACTAGCTGCAATGCAAACCCCAAAATCGTTGGGTTCGCCAATGCGCCAGCGCAAATTGTGCCCCACTCAGTTTCCGTAAATCTCGCCTTGAACTCCAACGGTGTGATTTTACGTGGACCTCGCGGCGACCCCGCTGGATAAGCGGCATCGAGCACGTCGCCGAGTTCGTCCTCCGTCAGAATGGCTGTGGCGTTATTTCCCGCCTCCACCCACTCGACGTAGACAGGATCGGATGCAGGGACATAGGCGCGCCGAGCAGACGACCAGAAGCGCCGGTAATCATACCCGACGACCCAGTACCAATCGGATGGGTCGTACATCATCGATATACTCCGTACGCGCCGAGTGTCCCGGCGGTATTACCTGGGAAGAACGACGAACCGCCGCCGCTAGTCTCGATGTAGCCGAGGGAGTCAGCGAAATACCGCTTGCCTGTGGCAGAGCCGCCGTAAATACTGCCGCTAGCGTCGATGCGGCCAAGCGGGCCGGAAAGCGCAAACTCGGCGCTAAAGTTTGGCGAGCCGCTAATCGTGACGTTGCTGTACGGGACCTGAATAAATCCCCCGGACACAGAGCAGAGGTGAACCTGCGCCGCGCCGGTGATCAGGTAAGGGTACCTGCTCGTGTATGAGTCGATCGTCTGTACCTCGACGCGACCAGCGTTATCGGCGGCAATGTGATATGTTGAACAGGCACCAAACTCGACTTTCTTGATCGCAATATATCCGCTGCTGGTGGCGTAGGCGCCAGCGCTCGTCGCCGAAATCAGCTTGATTCCCTCCAGCGTCACCGCCGCGCTATTCATGGCAACAACTGCCCCTGAGCTGCCGGCGGCTCCTGAGATTACGTAACTACCGGTGTTATTCATGTCACCGATAATCGACACGCCCGCAGCCCCCATCGGCTGCCCGGCAGCGACAAACGACGCGTAAGTCCCGGCAGCGAGGTGGATCTTGATGTTATGCCCCGCGACATCGAAGGACGCCTTGGCGACATCCCATGCCTTCTGGATGGTGCGATAGGGGCTGGCCGACGTGCCCGCATTATTGTCATCGCCGGCCGTCGAGACGTACAGGTCCAGGTCGGCCGTCAGCAGGCGCCGGCCGGTCGTGTCGCGAATGACCTGCTGAAGAGCCGAGATAAACGTCGCCTCCAGCGTGGCAATCGTCCCGTCGTCGATAAAGTCCTGCCCCGTATTGTCGACGGAGAACTGCCCGATCATCGAGGCGATGAGGGACGCTTGCCTCCACACCTTGTTGAGTTGCGGCGACCATGCGGTTCCTGACTGAAACCCTGTCAGCAGAGCTGGCAGCGCAAGGTAGGCAGACTGCGAGATCACATTCGCCGTTGCTGCCGCGGCGAATGGCTTAAAATCGTTCGTCGGCATCGTGGATCCTTAGGAGAAGAGGGCCGGCCACGCCCCGGCGTCCATGCCGCCGAAGTACTTGTTGCTGACGTCGAACCCAAATATCTGGGCGCCGTCCACAGTCGTGATGGCGTACTGTGTATTGACGCCCTCAGGCTTGATTGGTATTTCGCCGCTGCCGACAAGTGATTTGAAAAGCGCGCTCGGGATGCGCCCAGAGATACCGATGAGTATCGACATGTCTTGGTAGTCCTGGATGAAGATCCTGGATCCTGGGATTGTCGATTCATTGAAGATGTAGCCGAGCGCCGAGATGGCGCCAGACATCGTGCCGTCCCAGTTATTCGCCGCTATCTTGCCGCGCAGCAACAGTCTGTATGTCTCGTCGTCAAGCCGCTCAACGCCAGAGCCGACATCGAATTGGCCGCGCCAGACGCCATGGTCAAAACCAACGTCGACTGTGTCGAAAGAGAAGTACACGCCCTCAAGCGGCGTATCGACGTAGCGGGTGCGCCCAACCCACTTGCCGACGGCGTCGAGTTGCACCCCGGCCGCAGTGTCAAGGTCGAAATCGCTCGGTATATCCGAGAGGAACTGCTGCAGAGTGGCCGCCGGCTTGACGCTGTTGCGGACAGTGTCCACGAACTTTGGGGCATTCCCCCGATGCCATGAACTGATGTTCTGCAGGTAGTCTTCTGTTACATAGGCGCCGATCGCCTGCTCAAGACCTTCCTGCGTGAAGATTCCAATACCGAGCATATCAACGAGCTGCGAAAGCAACTCGCCGACGTCGATGTCGTCGGAAAACTCCCCGACGCCCGTACTGTTGACCGAGAGCACCCCCGAGCGCCCGGCAATGCTCATAAGGATGCTGCCAATATCGGCGTCATTGCCGAACGGCGCCCCGTTTATCGCCTGCGATGCGTCGCCGACGATGCGCGACAGCAGATACCCGGCGTCAATCGTGTTCTCGAACGGCCAAGCCGCGCTCCCGTTGATCGAGAAGACAGCGTCCTTGTCAACAATCGGGGCGCTGTTGATGAGCTGCAGTAGCAGCTCCCCAAAATCCACGTCGTCGGAGAACGCCCCGATCTGCAGCGGGCCGTTGATGACGATCGGGCCTGAAAGTGTAAACAGACGGGACAGCAGACTGCCGATGTCCTGATCGCCTGATATGTACCCGTTTGCCGAGAATGGTCCGGGACTGGACGCGAGTTGCGCGATCGCGTCTCCGACGTCGATGTCGTTCGTAAAAATTGTCGACCGCGTGCCATTTGCTGAGAATACCGCGGGCGATGGTGTCGGCGTGACCGATGACAGGATGCTTGTGAGAAGCACCCCAGCGTCGACGTCGCTGGCAAACGTGCTGATGCCGTCCGGGCCATTCAGCACCAGCGGCGCAGTGGTGTGGCCAAGATTGCTGAGCGCAGCGCCGAGGTCAACGTCGGTCGATATGCCATTGATCGAGAACGGCCCACGCGATCCCGTCAGGATTTCGGCGAGGATGCCTGCGTCGGTATCCCTGCGGAAAATCGCGTTGACGCTCGGGGTGCCGTTGATCGCAATCGTCATTGCACGGTCAGCCCAATATTCGTGCTGGCATCACAGTAAGCCGCTTCATTGAATGCGATCGTTACGTCCGCGGCGGAAGGAGATCCGCTTCTCGCGATCAGGATCGAGCGCACCTCAAAAGTCGCGGCTTCTTCGGCAGAAACATCTCCGGCATAGGGGCCGGCCAGTTGCGCGGGGACGTATAGCCGTGTAAAGAAGACATCATCACCAATCGGCAGGGCATTGATCGCGGCTGCAATCGCAACCTTGATTTTGTCTCCGATCAGAGTGTTGTATCCGGATAGCGCCTTAATCGTGATGTCTACGGTGATCGGCACGGTTACCGGACGGTGAAACCGTACGGTGTTCTGTAACCCAAAAGCATCAGTAACCGTCACGGAGGTATCGCCAGACGTCCCGCACCCAGGCCCTTTCTTCGCGAAGATGGCCTCTCCGATCTGTTGCACGTCGCCGCCGTCGATGATCAGCGAGATGCTGTGCGGCGGGATGCCGTCCGAGTCCGTCGCGCTCGTGTCGTTCTCATAGGCGCGGTACCGCGTGACCCCGTTCAGCTCGGCGATCGCTCCGATTGTGCCTTCGAGCACGGTAAGCGACGGAATAGCGGTGCTGATCGCCTGCCGCGCCCGCAGCTCCGCGTCTGTCTCAATGGATCGGCCGATGACCGCTGATGCGGCATTGGTTACGCCCGTCCACCCGGCTACCGGAGTCACAATCCGCGTGATAGTCCCAGGGGATGCTTTGACTGCACCCGCGGCGTCGGTAATGGCCGTGACGATGATCGATCCGCCGAGCGGGATGATCACCGGCGTCGGCAAGCGCCACTTGGTGGTTCCGGCGGCGTCGCTGACGATGCCGTTGACGATGACCGTGCCGACCGCGCCGGTGATGGTGACGTCGACAGTGCTTCGCTGCCCCACGAGGCGCTGCAGACCGTTGATTTTGACGACGCTGGAAAGCCCGGCGCCCTGGGCTGTCGATGGCGAAAAAGAATTGTATGTGTTGACAGCGAAAGAAAACGCATCGCTCAGCGCAAGCGCGAAGATGCCAATTAGCTGGCCGTCCTGCGAGTCGTTGTCGATGTAGATGTCGTCGCCGTAAATCTGCCGGTACTGTTCCTTCATCCACGCGATCACTGTGGAGAAGTCGGGGACGTGGATTCCGGTGGAGTCAATCGTCGCCGCTGGGAAATCGGTCACAGGGGCGTTACCACTTTCGCAGCGCCGTATTGCGTGTCGATCGTCGCCTGCACGGTGTAATTACGAGTGCTTGGCTCAAGATTGGTCATGTACGTGACGAGCCCCGTTACACCCTGAGTCGCAGCGATACGTCCGCGAATTTCAGCATCGCGCCGACCTTCCGTGTGGCGGCCGAGGACGGCCCCATCCCAGTTTGTGCCGTCGCTAGTGTCCGCAAACCACTCTCCCAGCTTGAGCCGCAGCCGCGTCACAGCAGCCTGGGCGACAGCCTCGGGCTGGTCGCGGTAATAGTCTGCGCTGCCGTGGCCGAAGATCATGTCGCCTCTGGCGTCAAGCTTGCGGTAGCGCATCACGAATATCCGCCTGTTGGCGTTCCCGATGTCTCGTCGCCCGAGCGCACGCCGGTATGCTGGTGATGCGCCACCGAAACCGTGGCTGCGATTACGTCTTGCGTCGCCTTGATCGTGCCGTTGAACAGCGCGGTCTTTGGTGACCCGCCTGCGTTCTGCACTTCCAAGTTGCCGGTCAGCACCGTTTGCGGGGCATCGAGAACAATCTGCAGAGGGCTTTTGAGCGTCAACGTCTGAGCCAGCGAGTCGATCTCGACGAACATCGTGCCGGAGTCGGATCGAAGCTGCACCGTGTCCGGGCTGACTGCCGGAAGCACACGCGGCACCGATCGCGGACCCACGATGGCAAACCCGTCGCTCAGGTCATGCGCCCGAGCATCGGCCGGATCCTGCACGCCGCCCGCCAGCCACCAGTTATCGATGCATCGCGACGAGAACACCACAAGGCACTCGTCACCCGGCAGGATCGGGAACGTCAGCGTGTAGCCGCCGCCGCTCGGATAGACGATCGGGACGTCAACCAGCAGGGGAATGTCTGCCGTCTGTACCTTGCCAGCCTTGTCACGGAACACGCCCCGGATAGCGGGCTGCACAGACACCGACTGCTTCGTCGTGTCTACCGACTGAATAACGCCGGGCAGGGCTGTCCAGACCGCCGCCATTTTGTTGTCGATCGCAGCGCGCGTGCGCTCTACGTCGTTGTCATAGCGCTCGCGGAAGTCCACCATTCAACGGTTGCCTATAGGATTGTTACGGCGGAGTAACGCCCATAAAGATCGAAGCCTGCGTGATCGGCGTCATCGTGCCGTCGAGGTTGACGCACACGATATCCGTGTACCACTCGTTGCCGCGGGTATCGCCGAGGTGCTGTATTGCGACCACCTTGTAGAAGCCATCGGCGGCCGGAGTGAGCACGCTGCGACTACCAGCCTGCTGGGTCGAAGCCAGAAACCCTTGGCTCAGCGCGATGTCCTGGATCGATTTCTGGTCGATCTGCACCCGGCCGTTGATCGTGATCGCAGGATTGAGCAGGCAGCGCGCCTGCACGCCATTGAAAGTCAACTGCGGGAACCCGATAAGCCCAGTCTCGGACGTCAGAACAACCGCATCACCCGGCAGGTAGGCAACCATGCTGACGACCTGCAGTTGGGTGCCCTGCACCGATACCGTCGCGTATGTCGATTTCGAATGCTCGCGCATCCACTCCTTGACCGATCCGAACAGCACCTTGCCGCGCGCCGATTTCTGCTGCGAGTAGGTTGGCTTTGGCCCGCCGGTGATGCCGTAGTCGCGCATCGAGATCAGCGCGGCCTCGTACTCGTCCTCTTTGGTGTAGCCGGCGTCGAGGGTGTGTGAGACCACCCCGAAGTTCATCCCTTCGTCGCCCTCGGCCGCCTGCAGGTGCAGGTAGGTGTCGGTCTGCGATTCGCGGCCGTAGCGCTTCCAGCGAATGTTGCCATCGAAGATCGTCCCGGCATTCCCGGGGTATCCGGCAATCAGCACCGCGCGCGTGAACTCGTCCCGAACCCGGTGGACCGTGTCCATCGACGGGTTGAAAATGGTGATGTCAGCGACGTTGACCGTCTGGATCGAGCCCTTCACGATCGAGAACTGCACCCGCAGTTCCGAGACGTCGAGGCCCTCGCCGCCGTCGCTCCCGAGCAGGAGCTGGCACTGGCGTAGGTATTGGCGGGTCATGACACGTAGTAAAGCCGCGCTGTGTCTCCGAGCGCGTCAAATGCCGGCGGGTCCTCGCGAGATACCACCCACATTTGACCGGGTATGCCTAGATACTTGTACTGCTCCAGCAGGTCGTGACCCTGCACGAGAGGGCAGCCTTGCAGGATCGGGGCGCCGCCAACGTCGGCGATATCCATCAACCATCCGCGTCGGTACGTGAATGTCAACTTGTAAGTTGTGCCAGACAGGGTGACGACGAACGACTGCGGATTAGCCGACAGCGGAATCTCCGAGACAGTCATCACGTGCCGCCAAGATTAAGACCAGCAGGCCCAGGGATAGGCTGTTTAGCGCCGTAGTTCTGCACTTCACCGGTGCGCGACGCGTCGGCCTGGTACTTAGCCGGAAGTTCGGCCGCCTTGGTGTACGCCCAGATCAGTTCCCGCATCCGTATAGTGGCGATCAGCGCGTATTCGGTGCGACGATCCGTCGTGACCGAGATAGACGTAATCAGCATGCGCGGGTAATATCGCTTTCCCGTCAGAACCTCGATCGGCTCTCGCGCTTCCATCATCGCGAGCAAGATGTTGTAGGATTCCTGCAGATACGACCCCGAATTGACCTGGGGGAATGGAAATTCCCCCAGCGGGTTGGCTACCAGCAGGCCAGCGCCTTCGACAGATGCAGACCACCCGCACCAGATGATCAAATCCTTCGGGCGAACAAAGGCATGATCCGTAATCGACGCGCCGTGCTCGACCGGGTGCTCTGTCATTTGCACCGAGTCGTAATGCGCCTCTTCGATCACGGCGTCAGGGTAAACCCCCCCGAACCCCCGCAATGGGCGCAGATATCCTCCGGCCGCTTGCAGGAGATTTGATGGGGCAGCTATCGCCATGGCTCACCACGCCGGACCGGCGACGTCGCGCAACCACCCGCCGTGGCTCTGCAGCGTCTTGCCGACCGCCTTCGCCGTTGCCTCGGGGTCTGCGGCGCCGTTGATCGTGACATTGTTCGTCTGCGAGACATTCGCCGGCTGCCGCTGTGCCATCATTGGCGCTGACAGCATGAACTTCTCGGCGAGAGTGCCGCGCGAGCGCATCGCTTCGTTGCGCGCCAGGGGGCGCTCATACCCGGACGATACGATTTCTCCGGCCATCCGAGCGGTTTTAGCCGCCCGCAGCCTATCGCCTGCAGCGCTCTCGGTGTTGCGCAGCTCCCAGTCAACGAAGTCGTACTGCTCCCGGCGACTGGCGCTCGACAGGGACTTGCCGAACACGCGCGCGAAATTGGCTTGCCGGTCCGGGTGCCACTGCGCCACGCCGATAGCCTGCCCATTATCACCAACAGCATGCGGGTTACGCTGGCTCTCGGCGGTAAGGTTGGCGACGATGCCGGCCGCCTGCTCGCGCGTCCATCCCTTGTCCATGAAGTGCTTAATGCCGGACTCAGCGTCTGGACCGATGTCGCCGGGCACCTCGCCCCAGCCCCCGCTGGCGCCGCCTTGCTTCCTCTGCTCGCTGTACGCGGGGACTTCCTCGGCGTGCGCTTCCTTGATTCCGAGAAGCTCCTTCAGGAACCCAGGAACGTTGCTGCTTACCCACGACAGCGCCCGCTCTGCAACACCGCGCGCCTGCGCCCAGGCCCTTTCCCACGGCTCGTGCAGGAAATCACTGATGTCCTGTAGGGCGATCAGGATCTGGTTCTTCTCCGGCTTGTACTCGAAAGCCTCGAAGAACGCCGCCTTGATGTGGCTCCAGACATCGCCCCACTTCTGCTCGATCGCAGCAGAAACGCCGTCAGCGAACTCCTTGATCGTCGTCAGATCGGATCCGACATCCTTCGCTATTTCCTTGGATGCCGCCGAGATGGCCTTGCTGATATCGCCGCCGTGCGCATCGAGGTATTGCGTTACGGCATCGAACGATTCACGCATCGGCTCGAACAGGCCGCCGGCAGCCTGCTTACCGACAAGCTCCAATTCCGACCACAGCTTTCGCCACGACGTCATGAACGAATTGGCGTCTTTGGCGAACTGGTCTTCGTCGAAGTTCAGGCTTGCCGCCCGCTTCTTCCGATCCTCGATCTGCTTTTCAAACTCGCCGCTGAACAGCGACTGCGCGAAGTTGTAGTCGAGACCCAGTTGCGATGCGACGGCGTTCCGGAAGTATGCCGGCTTGTCCTTCATCGCCCGGCCAAACTTGACCAGGGCGTCTTCCGCGTTCTCGAAAGGCCCCGTCCAGCGCTCTACGAACTGCTTGGCACCGGGCGCCGACTGCAGGAACCGACCGAACGACTCGATGCTGCCGTACGCCGCCTCTGCGCTCGACCCAAGCTGCGAGGCCGCATAGGCCATGTTCTCGATGCCGGAAGCGCTTGCGCCGGCCCGCTGCCCCATCCAATAGATGCGGTCGCCGCTGCGTGCGAACTTCTCGACCGCGGCAACGACAGCGGCGCCGGCGGCAGTGGCAGCCGCCGCCATCGCAGCAACGTTCTTCTCGGCAGCCGAGATGGCGCCGGAGAACTTGCGCTGCTGCTGGTCGTCGACCGCGAACCCCAGGCCGACGAGGAATTCCTTAATGACGTCAGCCATTGCGGTCCTCGTAGGCTTTCGTAACCCTGCGGTCGTTCTCAGCCCTGACGGCCAGCGCGTCATTCATGACCGCGACGTCCACAAGGTCTAGCGTGCCGTCTTTGAGGGACTCGTATCTGCACCAGCCTGCAGCCACAGGTGCGAGCAACCACCCCAGGCCGTCAGGCATTGACACGAGGTCTACGTCCGGAAGGCCAGCGCCGCGATCGTCGATCTCTAGGGCTGGCCTGAGAAAAAATCCTTGAGGTGCTCCTCGATGACCTTCATGGCGATGGTCATCATCTCCATCAGCCCGATGTCCTCGAACATCATCCGGTCAGGGCCGGGGAGGTAGACCGCTGCCCATCCGGCGCCGCTCTGCCGTTCTGCGCCACACAGGCACATCTTGAGGATCTTGTGCGCGTCTTCGGTCTTCATCGCGGCGATTGCCTCGCCGACGACCCGCATCACGTCGCCCGGCTTCATGCCGGACTGTGCGGCCTCTACCAACTCGCTGATCACCGGGAACAGCGGGCGGGCAATGTCGAACTGCTGGAACGCGTTCAGGTGGCGAACGCGGTACTTGTTCTTCCCAGCGTCGAATGGTTCGCTCACTGGCCGACGATCCCGTTGACGCCCGCGCCGCTGCCGAGCATGCCGATAATCTGGCCGGCGGCAAACTGCCACTCGTTTACGCCAGCCTCTTTGGCGTAGGTCAAGTTCGGGAATTTCTGGAACGAGCACGCGCTCGCCGTGATCACATCGCCCCACGCGGTCATGCGCACCACGATGAGGTTTTGCCCCCAGTTGGCGGACGTGAGCGTCTGGAAATGGTAGGCGGCGGCTAGAAGAGCGTTTACAGTGCTGGTCTTGAGCAGGCGCACCGTGATGCGGCCGGCCGACCCTGCGTGAAGGGTCTGCATCGGGGTGCCATCGGCGCCCATCACGACGCTGCCCTTGTCCTCCAGCATCTCGATGGTGATGCCTTCCTCGGCGACGCCAGCGCCGTTGCCAAGGTCGAACAGCGCGCCGGGACCGATGATCTGGGCGCTGCAATCGACGAACGAATAGGTTACGGACTGCATGGCAAGGGAGGCTCCATCGAAGGGATGCGCCGCCTCACGGCGGTGCGCGCGTGACCGCGGTTAGGTGATTATCGGTTGAAGTTCAGGATGACGTTCGCGCTGTGCACGGCACCCGCGAACTTTGCGGCCACCTGGATCGGCGGCGCCTTGCGCGCTGCCCGGTCAGCCACCGACTGCGTGGCGATCAGTGGCACATAGACGTAGAAGCCCTTGGCAAGAGCGGTGCCGTAGGTGACGTCGCCGATATCGGGGCCAGTCCAGACGCCAGGGGCCAGAAGGCCGTTCGCGACCGCCTGCACGCAGCGCTGCTCGACCACCGTCGCGATCTTGTGCACACCGGCATCGGTCTGCGGAATCTTGGTGGTTGTCGTGTAGAACAGGTTGTAGACGGCGGTCT